AAAAAACCAGTGATGGCGCACTTGCATTAGCCAAATCTCTTGCTTTAACCAAGCCAGGTCTTACGGATTTTGCTTCTAAAGTTCCAGTAGTTGGTGATAAATTAGGTGCTGTAGCCAAAGAACTTGAAAATCAAGTTAGCCAATACCAAGTTTTAACTAAATCAGGAATAAATTTCAACGGCAACTTATCAATGATGATAACTGCAAGTACTCAAGCAGGGTTGAGTATTAAGGAAATGACCGGTTTAGTAGCCAGTAACAGCGAATTACTAGCAGGATTTGGCGGTAGTGTAGAAAATGGAGCACAAGGGTTCTTAAAAAATTTACAAATAATGAACCAAGCCAACAATCAATATGGCACACAACTTAGAAATATTGGCTTAACTCACGAAGAAATTGGCGAAGCTATGATGCAGACCCAGCGTATGGCTATGATGTCAGGTAGATTAAATGCCGCTACTGATGCAGATATACAACAGCGTACAGCAGAATACGCAAAAGATTTAGACTTATTATCAAAACTAACAGGTAAAAGCAATGACGCACTAAAGAAAGAGCAAGCCGCAATGCAAAGGCAAGGTGACTTTAGAGCTAAAACTATGGGCATGGAAGCAGACATGCAGAAATCTATGCTAAATGCCGCCAGTGAAGCAGATGCTAGTGGTATTGGCGACTTGTTCAAAGACATGATGATTAGAGGCTTTCCTAGTGAAGACCAAGCACAGTTAGCAGGTATGTTTAGTAACTCTATGGGTGTTATGAGACAAATGAAAGCAGCTCAAGATGCAGGTAACACAGCAGAATATGATAGATTAAAAGGAACACTTGCAGCCGCTGCAATTAAAGATAAGTCAGCTAACAAAGAACTTGCAATACTAGGCGGAACAAACGCAGCCACTGCCGCAGTTGCAGAATCATATGCAAAAACTTCTGAGGCAATGATAGGTGTTCAAGCAGCGTACGAACGTGGAGAAATAAGTTATAGAGAGCTACAAGCAAAAATACAAGAAAGAAGAACGCGAGCTCTTACAGAACAAGAAGCAGTAGGCGGCGATGTTGAAAAAGGTGGTGCAGGTCTTGACAAAGTAGGACAAGAAATGTTAGGCGCAGCAATTCGAGGCCAAGAAACAATGATTAGAGCCGCGGCAGAAACACAAGTTAAAGTAACTGTACCGATATATGAAAAATACTTAGGTCCAATGTTTAAAAATTTATCTGATAGGGTTTATGCTGGAGAGACTACGGTAATAGATAAAATTACTACAGGGACAATGGCTACGTTGAATGCAGCCAAAGCATACGCAGAAGGCGGCGGCTCAAATCCATTAAAAAAACAAGCATTACAAGCTGAAGCTGCTATAGATGCCAAAGCGGGAGACGACACTACGTCTCAAAAAGATGTTGACAGATTGGCTAATTTGAAAGATACTATTACACAGTTAGGAACTAAATCAGATTTAACAAGAGATCAAATAATAAAACTTGTAAATGCTCTTAACGAAGCTAATAAAATAGCAGCACCAGGATCAACACCAATAACAGCGCCAGCCAAAAAAGGAGAAAGAAATCCTTTAGAAAAAGGTTATGGCCAAGAGGGCAACGTACCTGGATTTAATAAAGGGACTCCAGGAATGGACCAAGCAATGAAAGGATTTACTTCTTTTGCTGGCTTAACACAAAGTTTTGGTAAAGGCACTTTAGCAATGTTACACGGTAATGAATTGGTAATGACAGAAGCACAAGCTAAACAATTAGATGAAGGCATTGCTATGATGAAATCCAATATGCCAAATATTGGTTCAACAGAAGGTCTCAGAAACGCCACAGCAAATATACAAGGAGCGGTAAATACTTTGCGTAGTCCTGAAACTCAGGCTAGTGCTGGAGCAAATATGGATTCGATGAAACCAATGATGGAAGAAATGAAAACATCAATGATGGCACAAGCTGAAGCAATGAAAAACGCCTTACCAGCAGATATGTTTGAAAAGATGTCTACTGCAATGGAGAAGACAGCTTCTGGAATAGGAAGTCAGTTAATTGAACAAAAAAATATGACTAAGGTTACAAAAAATTTAGGAAATATGGGTAATGTGTTTAGTCGAGGAGGCTTAAACATATGAGTTGGAAAAAATATTTCACACCTGTACAAACAGGTGATAATATGACAGGTAGCTATTCACCTTTTACAAATGGTGGAGGCGCTCAAGCAGGACCAGCAAGAACAAATTATAGTTCATACTTACCAGATGTATACGTAGGTAGTCCAAATCGTGTTGAACGATACGGACAATACAATACAATGGATAATGACTCAGAAGTAAATGCGGCTTTAGATATCTTAGCTGAATTTTGTTCGCAATCAAATAATGAAAATGCAACAAACTTTAAATTTATATTTAATAAAAGTGCAACTAACAGCGAAGTTAACATTTTAGGACAATATCTTAGACAGTGGAGTAATTTACAAAAGTTTAGTACTCGTATGTTTAGAATTATGAGAAATGTTTTTAAGTACGGAGATCAAATTTTTATAAGAGATCCGGAAACTAAAAAACTATTTCATATTGATCCAGCAAAACTAGTTAGGATTATTGTTAACGAATCTGAAGGCAAAACTCCGGAACAATATATTTTACGCGACATGAATCTTAATTTTAGAGACATGGTTGCAACTACACCACATATTACAAACGGAAACATTACAGGTGGCGGTAGCGGATATCAAAGCGGTGGCGTAAGAGGAATGGTAGGCAATGCTCCTCAACAAGCAGGTAGTAGATATCAACAAGGCGAAGGCGAAGTAGCTATAAACGCAGAACACATTGTACATTTAAGTTTAAGCGAAGGCTTAGACAATAACTTTCCTTTTGGTAATAGTTTATTAGAAGGTATATTTAAAGTATATAAACAAAAAGAATTACTTGAAGATGCTATTATAATTTATCGTGTGCAAAGAGCACCAGAACGCAGAGTATTTTATGTTGATGTAGGTAACATGCCAACACACCTTGCTATGCAGTTTGTAGAAAGAGTTAAAACAGAAATACATCAAAGAAGAATTCCAAGTGCAACAGGTGGAGGTAATAATGTTATTGATAGTAGTTACAATCCTTTATCAATAAACGAAGATTACTTTTTCCCACAAACCGCAGAAGGTAGAGGTTCTAAGGTTGAAACATTACCAGGCGGAACAAATCTAGGAGAGATTGACGATCTCAGATATTTTACTAACAAACTAGTACGTGGTTTACGTATACCTAGTAGTTACTTACCTACTGGTGCAGATGATGCAACTAGTTCATATAATGATGGACGAGTTGGCACAGCATACATACAGGAATTAAGGTTTAACAAATATTGTGAAAGATTACAAGGTCTTGTAACACAAGCATTTGATAATGAATTTAAAAGATTTTTATTAGAAAAAGGTGTAAACATTGATACTTCAATGTTTGACTTAAAATTCCAGCCACCACAAAACTTTGCAAGTTATAGACAAGCAGAACTTGATAATGCTAGAGTACCAACATTTACACAAATGAGTGCAATACCTTATTTGTCAAATAGATTTGCATTAGAGAGATTTTTAGGATTTAGTAAAGAAGAAATTGCAGAAAACGAAAGACTATGGAGAGAAGAGAACGACGAAAACTTAACACCACCACCAGGCGATGCTTCAGGTGAAATGAGAAGTGTAGGAATTAGTTCTGCAGGCATTAGTGCTGACATTGATGGAGCAGAAGATATTCTTGATGATACACCATCGCCAGAAGATGGCGGAGCAGGAGCACCACCAGAAACAGTAACAGGAGATACACCAGGCGGCACACCTCCACCGGGAACAGACCAAACGGTATAAATACTAGCATGATACTACGTGAATTATTTTATTTTGATAAAGATACACTTGATACTGTTCAAGATGATTCGTATGAACCAAAGTACGATCAGTCTATAGTAGATGCTGACGATACTAGAAAAACAAAACTTACTTTATCACAAATTAACAGAGCAAGAAAAGGTTCTGAAACACATCAAAAAGAAAAAAGTAAAGAGCTAGATATCACTAGACAAATGTACGGTCTTGCAGCTCAGGCGGCAGCTGGCGGTGTCTAAGCTAGATGACCAAACCCAACAAAGCTGATTACACAAAAGATCAATGGCGTAAACTTAAAGAAAAGATTAAATTAGAAAAAGCGGCAAAACGTGCAGCAAAAGCTAATAAAATTCCTCCTCGCCCTCCAATAAAAAATTTAGACAACAATATAACATCATTTGTTTTAGGTAACGGATTAAGCAGAAATCCTATAGATCTAAATGCAATTAAAGAATACGGTAAAGTATACGGATGTAATGCGTTATATAGAGAATACGATCCTGATTACTTGATTGCTGTTGATGTTAAAATGGTTTTAGAACTAAACAAAAACAAATATCAATATCGTAACGATCAAGTATGGACAAATCCTAACAAAGCATATAATAGTATGTCAAATTTTAAATTTTTTCAACCTAGCAAAGGTTGGAGTTCAGGACCAACTGCTTTATGGCTAGCAAGCCAACATGGACCTAAGCAAATTTTTATACTAGGTTTTGATTATACAGGAAAAGACGGCGGAAACCACTTTAACAACATATATGCAGATACAGATAACTATAAAAAATCTATAGACGGTGCCACTTATCATGGTAATTGGCTTAAACAAACAGCAACTACTATTAAAGAACACCCACGTATCAACTATACGAGAGTTATAGCTAAAGATAATTATTGTCCAGAAGAGCTAAATATTTTGAGCAATTATAGTACAATGGATATTGAACATTTTTTAAGAATTTTCTCAATATAGCGGAAAAATCTTAAAAAACTCCGTTTTGAGCCTATTTTCGGGTATATTTTCTTATAAATAGTAAATACAAATGACAGCCTTACCGTATATGGTAAACAAATTATATTTATAGGAGAATAAAATGGCAGATTCAAAACAATTCGAAGAAATGCTCGAGAAACTTGTTAATGAAGACAAGGCCGGAGCAGAAGAACTTTTCCACAATATTGTGGTTCAGAAATCCAGAGAAATTTACGAAAATCTATTAGAAGACGATCTAGAAGACGAGTCAGTTGATGAAGCATCTGATGAGGAAGTAGATGAAGCATCTGATGAGGAAGTAGATGAAGCGTCTAAAGATGAAGAAGTAGACGAAGCTACTGACGAAGAAGTAGATGAAGCTTCTAAAGATGAAGAAGTTGAAGAAGATTTCAACTTAGACGAATTTGAAGTTGAAGGCGAAGACGATGCTGACATGGGCATGGATGCAGGCGATCCTGCAGACGACATGATGGCTGATATCGCTGACATGGGCGACGAAGAAGGCGAAGGCGAAGGC